AATCAACAAAATGAAGGCTGATCTGTTGCGGGATTGTTCACCAAGATCAATTACGATCGTTAATAAGCACGCTAAAGAAGTTGAGAATGAAATTGAAGATACAGATAAGTCAAAACTAAATCTTAGAGACAATAATGTTCAGCAAGAACTAATTCGAGAGTTTCTCGCATCTGAGAATCTCACGGAGGAACAAATACAAGAGGTATTAGAAATTAATACCAAGTTTAATCTTGATGCTGAAGTGGCCGATGGAGTTGCAAGAAATATAAAGTGGAGCCTTCAAAAATTTGAATGGGATAATCTGTTCAATTATAAAGAAGGTAACAAGATAGATTTTAGCGAGATGTCTGGTATCGTTGGTATCTTTGGTAAAAACTATTCTGGTAAATCCAGTATAATTGACGGCTTACTTTATACTTTGTTTAACTCAACTTCGAAGAAGATTCGTAAGAATTTTGACATCGTTAATGAAAGAAAAACTCTTGGCAAAGGATCGGTAGAGATTGATTTAGGTAAAGATAACTTATCAGTTTCTCGCGAGACAGAAAAGAACATCAAGAAATCAAAAGGTAAATTGGTTGAAGAAGGCAAGACCAACGTCGAGGCTGAACTATCTGGCAATCCACTGAATGGAAACGATAGAAACGAAACAGACAAAAATATTCGCAAAGAGATTGGAACTCTGGAAGACTTTTGCAACACATCATTATCTACTCAACATGGTTCTCTAGACTTTATCAACGAAGGTTCGGCAAGAAGAAAAGAAATCCTTGCGAATTTTCTAGATCTACAAATCTTTGAGAGCAAACATAAGCCAGCTAATCAATATGCCAATGAATTGAAAACAATGATTAAGAAGTCTGATAAGGACTATTCTAAAGTTCTTGGAGATATTCATATTAAACACCATATCGCTATTAATAAGCTAGCAGAAACCAATAATGCTGTAAAATCTTCAAAAGCAGATCTTGAAAATATTCAGGATAAAATTAATAAGCTAAACGTTGACTTGGCTAAGGTTGAAGAGCCGATTGATATTGAGAAGGCGTGGGTTGTTCATGGCGAACTAAATTCTCAATTGTTTCTTGCTAATACTGGAATTGATAACAAAAATGCTGAAATTAAGACTCACGAAGAAACAATTGAGAAAATTAAGCAAGTTATAGAGAAGCTTAATATTAGTGAACTCAAAGAGAAACAAGAAGCTTCGAAGAAAATCTTGAAAGAAATTGATGCTTTAATTTACGAGAAAAAGATTAAAGACAATCATCTTTCAATCTACAAAGGATCTGCAAAATTATTAGATGTTGCCGCCTGCGGTAAAGATCAATATAAAGAGTGCCACTTTAAGAAGAGCGCACTAGAATCTTTGGAAGAAATCTCGGTCGTAGAGATGGCTTTAAATGCTTTAGAGGAACAAGAAGCAAAACTACGTGGAGATCTATTAAAGCTAGACACTGATAAGGTCAATGAATATATCGACAAATATACAAAGCTAAATGTAAAGTCTGCCGAGTCAGAGAAAAAAATCTCAACTCTTCTTAAAGAAGTGGTTACGCTTCAAAATACCAAATCTAAAGTTGAATCCGAACTTGCTGAGAATGAGAAAATTATTAATCGTTTTGAATCTAATAAAGATCTTTATAACAACATTAATGAATTAAAGAGCGAAAGAGATAAGTTAATTAAGAGGAAAAACTTTAGCGTAGAATGTTTAAAGAATGACGAAGATGAAAATAAGAAAGCAATTGCAAATCTTGCTACATTAGAAAACCAGATTGATAATTACGAGGCAGAAATAGAGTCACTGAACAAGCTAAAGAAAGAATATTCATCTTATGAATTATTTTTAAAATGTACTCATAACAGCGGTATTCCTTTTGAACTTATTAAAAGAACTCTTCCTATACTTAATGAAGAAGTTAATATGCTTTTGTCAAACATAGTAGAGTTTGAAGCTTACTTTGCAGACGAAGATGGCAAGTTAGAAATTTATATTCAGCATCCAAATAATAATCCAAGAGCAATTGAAAATTGTTCTGGTGCTGAAAAGTCTTTGGTGGCTATGGCTATTAGATTAGCTTTAATTAAATGTGGAAGTTTGCCAGTAAGCGATGTATTTATTCTTGACGAGCCAGCTACATCTTTGGATGCAGATCATTTAGATAGCTTTATTAAAGTTCTAGAGATGATTAAATCTCAATTCAAGATTGTGTTGCTGATTACGCACCTTGATACACTAAAAGACTCAGTAGACAAAATAATTGAAATTCAGAAGGATGAAGAAGGATTTGCATACATTAACTAACTATTTATTAGACCGAAAGGTTAGGAGGTGTATCATGGCAAAGAAGCAAGAGAAACCAGTAAAGAAAGACGACAAGAAAAAGAAATAACTTCTTGTAAAAATTCTTGAGGCGTCAAGTTTAATCGCTTGACGCCTTTTTAATTTGTGATACTATTTATTATACAATCTCAGGAGGATTTGTTATGGCAGAACACAATAAAGGACACGGGCCAGCAAAAGTTGCCCCATTCACACAGACCCCAGGCGGCAAAGGACACAACTGGCCAAAGCCAGGTGATCCCAATACAAAAGGCTGGAGCGAGAAAGTAGGCAAAGGCCATACTGCACCAAAGCCGAAATAAGAGGTAGTTATGCCTTTTGATCCAAAACAGATCTCGGCACTAGAAAAAGCCGTTGAAGAAAAGTATGGCGAAACAGCCGTGCTAGATCCTTCTACTCTTTGGACACCAGATAAAGAAAAAGCCTACCTTGATCAAGTCAAGGAAGTTGAGAAATATTATCGTCAGCAACCTTATGAAAACCAAGTTGATCAAGGTGGGTTTATTCTAAGAGAAAAACTACTTACTAAGAAGAACTTTAAAAATTGTTCTTACTGCGGAGATCAAGTATATAAAGCAATGGACGAAATGTATATGACAAAGTTTAGTTGTTGCTTTAATTGCTATGTCGTACACCTAGAAGGAAGAGAAAACAAATGGCAGAAATAGTAAACAACGAGGTTCAAAATGACATTTACGAAATTGTCCGTGGCATTGGTCAAGCGATGTCTTTGGCTTATGATGGACCAACCTACAACGACGACGTTGACAACAAAGTCGGATTACGCAGAGAAGAAGGTAATTGGTTAGTTGATAAAAGAATCATGGATGGATTTCATGTCAAAGTCGGCGGAAGAAAGCTAACTATTAATTATCATTCTGAAGTTCCTCTTAATGAAATTCACAAGATGGGTGCTGGTAAATTTGAAGATGAAATTGAAAGCATGATTGAAAAATGTTTGGCATTTGTCAAGAAGCAATTCAAAGCCACCACAAAGAAAACTTTGGCAACCAAAGAAGCTAAGAAAACTTTAAAGAATGGTAAATCAGTTAAAGACTTTGATATTCTAATTCAGCCAATCTCACGTTTTAGAACTTCAGTAACAGCACATAAATGCTATGAACTCACAGGTATTCCCGAACCAGAAGTGTACAAGAGCAGCATCATTGCTGATTATGAAAAATATCACAAGAGCCTCTTTAAGAACAAGAAGAAGGCAGAAGAAGCTCCTAAGCGAGTTGCATGAGTGTTCAATTAACTAAGAAGGAAGTTGTCAAAGAAATAATTAGATGTGGGAAGGATCGCATCTATTTTATAAATAATTTTGTCAAAATTTCTCACCCAGTTAATGGATTAATCAGTTTTAAGTTATATCCCTTCCAAGAAGATTGTATAAAACAATTTCAAGATTATCGATTTAATATTGTCCTTAAAGCTCGTCAGATGGGTCTTTCGACTGCAACTGCGGGCTTTATTCTTTGGATGGTATTATTTCATAGAGAAAAAACTGTATTATCCGTTGCAACACAATTAAACGTTGCAGTTGGTATGGTTAAGAAAGTTAAGTTAATGTATAACAACCTTCCAGATTGGATGAAGATTGCTAAGGTTAAAAATGACAACAAAAGTACTTTAGAACTAAATAATGGCTCTTGGGTTAAAGCAGCATCAACAACTGGAGACTCTGGTCGTTCAGAAGCTCTTTCCCTTCTAATAGTAGACGAAGCTGGCATCATTCAAGGTATGGATGAAATGTGGGCTGGTATTTATCCTACAATTGCTACTGGTGGTCGCTGTATCGCTGTATCTACTCCAAAAGGCGTTGGTAATTGGTTCCACAAAACTTATACTGATGCGGAGATAGGAAAGAACAATTTTAATCCAATTAAGCTAAACTGGAATGCTCACCCAGACAGAGATCAAGCATGGTGGGATGAAAACACTAAAAATTTAAGCGCGAAAGATATTGCTCAAGAATATGAGTGTTCTTTTAACTTTTCTGGTAATACGATAGTTGATGGAACAATCTTGCAAGAAATGAAGGATAATACCACAAAGCCAGTAAGAAGAGGCGGATTTGACGGAAATCTTTGGTTTTGGAAAGATCCAGAGCCAGGAAGAAGATATTTATTATCCTCTGACGTTGCTCGCGGCGATGCTGAAGATAATTCTGCTTTTCATGTCTTTGATGTAGATTCTATGGAGCAAGTCGCTGAATATCAAGGAAAAGTATCTCCAGAAATGTATGCAGATCTTTTGTTTGAAACTTCTAGAGAATATGGTCTTTGTTTAACAATTGTAGAAAATAATTCATTTGGTTATGGAGTCTTAGAAAAACTTAAATCAATGAAACATCCGTCAATTTATCATCATAAAAAGTCGAGCTATGATTTTATTGAACCAATGACAGCTCTTTATGATCCAACTGCTGTTCCTGGATTTAATACTAACGTTAAAATGCGTCCTCTTGCTATCGCAAAAATGGAAGAGTTTTTAAGAAATAAATTATTAAAAATCAATTCCGAAAGACTAATTACAGAGTTAGAAACATTTGTATGGAATAATGGTAAAGCGGAGGCAATTAAAGGAAGTAATGACGATTTGGTAATGTCCCTTGCTATTGCCTGTTGGGTGAGAGAAGGAGCCTTAATAATTTCTCAAAGAGATGTACAATATCGTCAATCCTTCATCAGCGGATTAAGTGTGGGCGGCAGAACTTTTGAGTCATCAATACCAGGAATGCCACAACATGCAAAAGCTGAGAATAGAAAAAAATGGGCAGAAGCCTACAACAATGCAAGAGAATTCTCTTGGTTAATGAAGTGAGACTAAAACATGGCAAATAAAGCAGACCAAAGAAACAATCCAAAAAATCAAGCTTCTCCTTTGTTTAAGAGACTTACAAAATTATTCTCTGGTCCAATTGTTAATTTTAGAGCACAAAAACCAACAAGAGAAAGAAAATTTCAATTAGATAAGTACGCAAGCCGATTTAATTCTCTACAGGGTCTTTCATATAAAAAGAATGTCTATAATCCATTTGATTCTCTGCGCTCTGGTAATATGGCTATTCAAAGCCGAGCAGAGCGTTATGTTGACTTTGAGCAAATGGAATTCTATCCAGAACTCGCTTCTGCATTAGATGTGTATGCAGATGAAATGACAACATTTACAGAAGTATCTAAGTTATTGAAGATTGATTGTCAGAATGAAGAGATTAAAAATATTCTTGATACATTATTTTATAAGACTTTAAATGTTGAGTCAAATCTCTTTAACTGGGCGAGAACAATGTGCAAGTATGGGGATTTTTTCTTGTATCTAGACACGGATGAAGTTCTCGGAGTTAAGAGCGCAATTGGTCTTCCTTCACAGGAAATTGAGAGATTAGAAGGTCAAGACCAAACTAATCCAAATTATCTACAGTTTCAATGGAATGCTGGTGGTCTAACATTTGAAAATTGGCAGATTGCCCACTTTCGTGTTTTAGGAAATGATAAGTATACTCCTTACGGAACATCAGTTCTTGATCCTGCTCGTCGTATCTGGCGTCAATTAATTCTTGTTGAAGACGCAATGATGGCAGCAAGCGTTATTCGCGCTCCAGATAGAAAAGTATTTGAAATCGATGTTTCAGGTATTCCACCAGAAGACGTTGAACAATATATGCAACGTGTCATTACTCAGATGAAGCGTCACCAAGTTGTTGATGATACTTCGGGTCAGGTAGATCTAAGATACAACCCCATGAGTGTTGAAGAAGATTATTATCTTCCTGTGCGAGCTGGTTCTGTATCTAAAATTACTCCACTAGCTGGTCAAAAGGGTATTGATTCTATTGATGATATCAAATATCTAAAAGACAAATTATTTGCAGCAATTAAAATTCCAAAAGCTTATCTTTCACAATCAGATCAAGGCGGCGAAGATAAGTCCACTTTGGCTCAAAAAGATGTTCGTTTTGCAAGAACAGTGCAAAGATTACAAAGAGCGATGCTTTCAGAAATGGAAAAGATTGGTATCGTACATCTTTATACTCTTGGATTTAGAGGAGATGACTTAATTTCATTTAAGTTAACTTTGAATAATCCTTCTCGTATTGCAATGATGCAAGAATTAGAAGGATTAAGCCAAAAGCTAGATGTTGCTTCTAAA